AGATTAACGTTAGTTGCTTGATATGCTTTTGTAAGGTCTACCTCTATGAGCCAGTTAGTTTCCTCAACTACAACGCACTTATCAGCTCCTGGGCTATTTAATAAATTTATCCGTGTGGCAGTTAATGCGTTAAGCTGTGTGTTATCAAAAGTCCAAGTTGCTTCTTGTGAGCCTCTCACAACATTGCCTGCTGTATCCACGCACAAGTTAGCTACCGTATCAAGGTTAGTGCCTGGCCGGTTATTCTGTATGGGACTTAAAGCCGATACATCGGTCGAACGAGACGTTGAAGTAAAGTCATTAAAAACGCTGGTGCGAATTGATTCTTTATTTGCTGATACCAGCATAGCATCCACATCGGATGAGACTGTTATATTTGACATATTGTTAAGGTCTAATGTATTTATCGGTTGTACCAGGGCGCAAATAAAACCCCTGTCCAGAAGTTCTTATATAGAAAAAGGGGCCTGAAGGTTTTGCACTAGATGTGCGCTGTGTTTTTAATGCGGATTTTAAACCTAAAAACATATTACTTTAGGACTAGTCCCATTCCCATTCCCATCTGCAATTAAACCTTGTGGCAAGCCACAAGCCCTGTAGTTAATTTTACAGCCGAAAACTGACCATATATAATTGTTCCCGCCGGTAAAGTAGCTCCTGTTAAAGCCTGAAGACTTGTATCTACGTTGCTTGATGTTAAAGTCGCCAATACAGTGTCATTAATAACTTGTATAGCTCCAATGCTCGTTGCTGTTGACTCATCACTGCTTCCCAGTATTTGAGAACCAACGGATGAAAACTCTAGTGTGTTGTTGCGTGAGGTTGCCATAATTATTTATTATATCACAGGGGTTAAGTGTTATCGAGCTTGTCGATTGACGTAAGTTGAAAACTTTTTGTTGATTGTATTGTTGTTGGATCTAATGTCGATTTTCTCTAATTCCAAAGCTAGATAGTTATTGGCAACACCTTCCTCTACGAGTGCCTTGTTGTGTTGACCGTCCATACGCAAGAAGTCAGCGTAGACAGCGTGTGCCAAAAAGAAAAAGAACTCATACGGTATTTCGTCAACGGATGAGGCTTCCGTGAATGTGGGAAGTTTCTTTTGGTAATTTACAAATACCTTTCCTGAGTCATTCGCAATCAGGTTTAATACGTGAGCGCCACTTGAGTCCACGTAGAATTCGTATTCCAAGGCGGAGTTGCGATCGAAGGGCTGTGTGCGATAGATCCGTTGGAAGTCTGCAATTTCGCTAAGGCTTCCTTCTGTATAAGGAACTACACCAGCAGAACTGATCGTGCGCTCTTCGCCTATGACTGCGTATCGTGGCCAACTAGGGCTGGCACTGTATGCCTCAAATGCCCTGCGATTAACAAACTGTTCAATGTTGACCTTTTCCTCTGGAGTAAAGGTGCCTACACCCGAAAGTGCAACTACCAGTTTGTATAGATCGCTGTAGGATTTTATCTGCATTAAATCTTATTGGGTGAAAGGTCTGAGAATTTGTTTTGAAAATATTTTAAGAATTCTTTAGAGTGAACCTCTGCGTGTCCGTATTTTTTAATTAATCTAAAGTATTCCCTGGGCGGCATTGTTGCTACGCACCTACCTAGCAAAGGATGTTCTTTGCCTACATTACTTCGAGCATCCTTTCGGGCTTCGTCATAACGATCTTTTTCTGTATGCTTTTCCTCGTGGAGACTAGCTTGAATCTCCTGCATTAAAGCACGGTCTATCTCCTCGTCGGAGAGTTGTCCTTTATTATATACTTCTAAACTCATAAGTAAAAAAGCGGGGGGGCTTTCGCCCCCCACGCTAGAATAATTACTTTACGTCTTGGATCAAGCCGTGAGCCTGTGGGTGATAAACACCGAGGGTCAAAGCACAATCGACAAAACCACGTTCGCCACCACCATTGTTGAGCTGGCGAGTCGATCCCATTGGGATCAGCTCGTGAACACCGTAATACTCTGGGTTCACAAGGAAGCCACCAGAGTTAGATGTGGTGCCACCGTTATTAGGCATACAGTCTGGGTTNCCGTTAACGATAGAAACGATACCGTGATCGCTTTGGTAAAGCTCAACGGAGAGCTTAATCGCAGCAACACCACCGTCATAGTTGACGTTACGGATGCTTGTTTCAGTTGCTACAGTAGACAGACGAGCGAAGTCGCTGATTACACGGCGAAGACCAACGTCAGCCACAAGGACAAGACCATTGGATACACCGTTTACCTCGAAGATGCTTGAGATAATATCGTTGAATGCAGTTTCGCTGAATGCGTTAGCTTGAGCTTCTGTGTTTGTGTAGATGCTACTTGCAGGAGTTTTGAATCCAGCAGGAACCGTTGTGTCGGCAGCGCCGGCATCAAGGAATCCTCCAAGACCAGTCATCTTGTAGGGATCAGTAGCAGTAGCTTGTTGCTTAACATTGCTTGAGCAAAGAGTTGCTTCAATGTCACGCTTTAGTTCACGGATAGCTTTAGCTTCTGCTTGAGCAATACGAGCTGGACCAACGGACTCAACAGCTTCTTGTAGATCAGAAACTTTGTAGTCACGACGGAACTTCTGAGTGAAGTTGCCCATACGTGCGCGACCAGCGAACTGGTCAGTATGAGTGAGGACGTCTGCGCCTTCAACAATACCAGCTGTGCTGGGCGATGAAAGACTGTCAACAGTCCACTCTGTGTTAGTTGCCATCGCACGTTGTTTTTGTGCGGACGAAAGGACGGGAGTTTCTTCAGGAGCGAGGATAGTCAAGACATCTGTCAAGTCTTCGCGATTGGAAACAGCCGAACCTGTATTTGTTACATCATAGGTATTTGAAAATGCCATAATATTTTATAATAAGTTATCGGTTTGTGAGTTGTTGAGTTCTGAATTTGACGAAATCAGCTTGGTGACCTGAGGTCTTGAATTGATCTACTAATTTTTTAACAGCTTTGTTAGATGGATCCACAGTTTTTTCTGACTTAGTTGCGCCGGAATCAACGGACTTTGGCGGGTTCAATGTTGCAGAAGCCTTTGGCTTATCTGCGGGAACTGGCTTTCGTCCGTAAAGACTGTTGGCTGCGTGAGCCATCAAGTAAGGCATTTGTGCTGACACNTCGGGCGGAAGACTCTTTAACATATCTTCTACTCGCTTGTCCTGCATAATTGCATTGTATTGATGCCTCGTGTCATTGTCATCCCCNGACAACCAAGATAACTCTTCTACTGCCTTGGAGACGTAGCTTTCTTTGAGTTGGTTACCTTGCTCTTTTGCCTGGATAGTATTCAGTTGGGCTGGAAGAAACTTATCTCTTGATTTACGTGAGTTCAATAAAGTCTTACGCACATCAGCCTTAGTTAATTCCTGATTGTTAACTGTTACGACAACGTCTTCTGGTCCGTATCCATCTGCATTAAACAACGTATCCTCTGCCCACTCGATTACTGAATTTACTTCACTGGCTTTTTCCTGTAGGGCTTCGACTGTATCTAGTGAAGCGAAGGGGTTATTAGCTACTGTTTCGGGTGCTGTGAGAGTTTTAGGTGTTTCCTGCAACTTAGCTTCCAGCATAGATGCACGTTCCTCAGCGGCTTTCCGTTTTGCGGTAAGCTCGCCGAATCGTGCTACTGCGCGACTGCCAAGTTTTTCGGATAGTTCACGAAGGTCATCTTCGGACATATCATCTAAGTCTAACTGTGAAAGAACATTTTCGGATTCCTCCTTTACTTCAGCTTCTGGCGCAATTGCCTCAGCTTCTGTTTCGGATTCTTCTGACTCTGTTTCTACTACTGGCTCTTCTTCTGGTTGAGCTTCTTCGCTACCGAGTTGTTCCGGTGGCGCTTCTGCTTGCTCCTTTAGGTTTGCCAAGCGGCTGGCAACAAAGTCACCCGCTGTTATGTTATTAGTTTCCGCTGTATTTTCTGATACGGATTCAGCGATTTCCGTTGCTATTTCGTCTGACATATATTTGGTTGTTTCCACTCCTTAACGCCGAGCGATGGCGATGAAAATATATTAACACACTAAGCAAGCCCATCGGCTTGCGGGTGCATCTTTCGTATTTTTTTCCAGTTGCACATTTGCAATAGCTGATCGTAGGTCAGTATTCGACCAGCTAACTGCTGTATGTTCTCTGATTTTGCTAGGTGCATCTCTTCGATGCACTCCTCCCTGAGCGCTTCTACCGTTGATAAAAAACGAGCAAATGCTTCGTGNTTGGATAATTGGTTTAGGTCGTCTTCGAGTGTCATTTATTTCTTGTATGGTTTTTTTGTTCCAGTTGCTGTATTAAAAATGTGATTCTTATATGTAAAGTTTCCTATATTTTGAGACGCATCCTCTTTAGCTTTTCTAGCTCTAAATCCAGTTGCGTAGAAAGCCTCCTGCGGTAACTGTTCTGCGTCAACGAGATCGGCATATAATTCTGGATTTGAAGCAATGATCAAAGCGTGACGTGCTTTATCTCGGTCTTCCGCCGTTATTGGATCCTGCTCGTCGTAATCAAGTTTTCCGTCAGATTTTACTGGCTCGTATTGACCGCTAGCTGTAAGCAGGGACATCATATCTGTTTTGCCGTCAGTCAAATAAGCATTTCTATAAACAGGAACTCCCTCCCAGTCCTTTTTTTCCTTGAGATATTTTTGACGATTAAGGATACTGCGAGCAACTATACTCATACCAGTAATCCCTTCTCCTCTTGATTCCAGTGCGATTAAATCTATTAAGAAAGGAACGCTCTCCATTTCTTTTTTTTGTTTAGCCCTGCCTGATGCGTATTCTTGTGCGTTTTTATTATCAGCCATATTAACCTTGTGTAAGTCCTTGAGTCTCAACACTTCCAACAGATGCTGCTGATGTTCCGTATTGACCATACTGAGTGGCATTGACTTGCTGCTGTTGAGCAAACTGATACTGACCAGCATACTTCTGCAAGCGACCCGCAAATGCTTCGTCCGAACCGAGACGTTCAGCGATGTCTGGTTGNGATGCGTATTGCTGGATGATTTGCATAGCAATCTGACCACCATTTGGTCGAGCAGGCATTTCAATGCCTGCAAATATTTTAGCAAGATCATCAGTTACGAATTGTGTCATTTGTTCAGTCGCTTGTTGCGCTGGCTGTAGAACTGTATCGGCAAGGACTGGATCAATGGCTGCTGCCGCGATGTCCATTAACGAATCCATATTGATACGACCATTACGATCCATCTGAGTCAAGGCTACAATTTGCTGTAACTTTTGTTCTTGAGCTGTTGGGTCTGAGTTCAAAACATCATAGCTAATCATAATGTCATAATCCTCTTCAGCGTCTCCCTTGGTCATCTTCATTGGGTCAGCATTTCCAGTTACCCGAAAGAACACTTCGTCAGGCCCGAATCGCTG